TAGTGGTTCGGATACGCTCCTAGTAATGTTCCGGTGCGGGCCCTCTCGCTGTCGGCCGGACGGACGGGCGGCCCCCGAGAAAGCCCCTGAGCGCCTTTCTAAGGGCCTTAGCGTGGGGCTCGGGCGCCCGGTACCAGACAGGCCCTAAAAGGCGCTCAGAGAGCCGCACAGGGCTTTAAGGCGAAGGGCCTCGTAAAACGGCCCGCAGGCAATCGACTCTCTAGATATAGGGTGAGGGCGGATGCTCCCGCGCACTGATTCTGGCGGACTGCGGCCCACCCTCGTTGCCCGCGTCGGCTCCACCGATCCCCTCTCCGGTTGGTGTTCCGAGTCGCGCGGGCTCCCGGGCATGAAGGGTATCGACAGCGAGGAAAGCCGCACGCGGAGCCTCGCTGTACGCCGGTTCGACTCCGGCCATGTCCACTTGCGCGCTTCGACGGGCGCGGCCCTGCGGGCCTTTCTGTGGCACGCTCGCAAGGCATGAAACCCTCACGTGATTTGGGCCGCCCACAGGCCGCTCAGGGGCGATGAGGGACCGTTTAGAGGGCAATGCCGACGGGCGGCGCCCTAGCTGCGTAGCTCAACGGCAGAGCGCCCGCATCGCGCGGGTAGGTGCGGGTTCGAATCCCGCCGCAGCACTTGCTCCCTTAGCTCAGTGGTCTAGAGCGTCCGCCTGTCGAGCGGAGGGGCGCCGGTTCGAATCCGGCAGGGAGCGCCAGGCGGTAAAGGAATGGGGCAGGGTTCGATTCCCTGGGAATGCTGGCGCATGCGGCTGATCCCCGAGTCCCCGAATGGTTCGAGCCCATTCACCGCCGTGGTATTGGGCGCCCCGTGCGTGACTGCGCAGCACGCGCCCGAAGGCACACAGCCAGTACGGCCTTTGGCCCTCTCGCTGGCGGTGTCGAGTAGCAGCATCGATGATGAAGCTTAAACCAGGACTAAGCTCCGGCTTGCCGGGAGAGGGTGGGTTCAAGTCCCACCATCATCGCTGCTGCGGCTGCACGACGGCGGGGCCCGTGCAGCAATTCAGACTCGGCAGTTAGCTCAATGGCCCGTGTTCACGGGCACCGACTGACGCGCACCGACACAGGGCCCTGAATATGTGTCTTGGCGGACAGCAGTTGGTGAGAGCGCCCCAAAGGTGGGGTAGACGGGGGTTCGATTCCCTCACTGCCGACCAACGCGCGTCCGGCCCGCACATCTATAAACGGGAGTGCCTGATGTCCGAGCGACGTAGGCACAAACGCCGGGATGGACGACCGTACCGACGTGCGCGAGAGCAGATGTTCGCTATCTACGGCGACATCTGCCATCTATGTGGGCACGCGGGCGCCACAGAGGCAGACCACATCATCCCCGTGAGCCTTGACCCCGACCAACCCGATGACCCGTACGCCATGCGCCCTGCCCACGGCGGTAACGGCAAGTGCCGCACATGTGGTAGGGCGTGCAACGCGGAGCGAGGTAACGGGCCCGTGGTCCGCACGCTGCGTACATCCCAGGATTGGTGACGCAGAGCTATCCCGCTGGGGATCACGGAGAGTGAACCCAATCGAAATCACAGCGCGTGAACAGAATCTCGTCACCAATCGTGACGAACACAGTGTGACGCAAGGCTTTGACCTGCATAGATAACGCAGTGTGAATCGAGTCTGATTACACTCCGTTTCTTTATGCAGGTCAACGGCCTGCCACACGCCCTTGGCGGCCGATTCTCTCCCCGCGCCTCACGAGCCGTGATCAGGCCTCTGACCTGCGGTTTTACCCCCGGCTACTACCCGCAACGCCACTACCTGATGTGACTTCCGGTGAGTGTCACGGAGAGTTAATAGGAGAATTAACCATGCGTGACGGAATCACCGAAAGAATAACTCGGGGTGATCGGCGGGCGGCACTGGTCGCGCTTAGTGAACGGCTTGAGGTAGCGCTCTGTAGCGCCGAGCCGGGGCAGGTTGCCGCCATCGCGCGGGAGCTACGCGCTGTGCTCACCGAGCTGGACGCGATGACCGGCGGACAGGAGGTGAGCAAGCTTGATGAACTCACCGCACGCCGACAGGCGAGGATCGCAAACGCCACGGGTAGCTAGATACCCGGAGTACGCGACGTCCGCCGCACCCGAGTTCATCGATCTCGCCGAGTCCGCAGGCCTCACGCTTGACCCGTGGCAGCGATACGTACTGACACACGGACTCGGGGAGACTCCGCGCGGCAAATGGGCTGCACTGAAGTGCTCGCTTTGGGTGCCCCGTCAGAACGGCAAGGGCGGCGTTATTGAGGCTCTTGAGTTGGGCTGGCTATTCCTGACGCGCGAGCCGCTGATCCTGCACAGCGCGCACGAATACAAGACCGCGCAGGAAGGCTTCCTGCGAATCAAGACCCTGATTCAGGAGACGCCCGACCTTGACCGGCGGGTAAATCGCTACTGGCAGGCTAACGGAGAGCAAGGCATCGAGCTGACGCGCTCCGCTGGGGGCGGCCGTCTACGATTCATCGCGCGCTCTCGCGGCTCCGGCCGTGGGTTCACGGGCCATAAGCACATCCTTGACGAGGCGCAGGAGATCGTGCAGCCGCAAATGGCGGCGCTCCTCCCCACGCTGGCAGCCGTTCCGAATCCTCAGGTGTGGTTCTTCGGCACCCCGCCGGACGATCCCGCCGCGTGGGTCTACGGCCTGCGCGCCGACGGCGAGGCGGGTGTTCCTCGTCTTGCGCATTTCGATTGGGGCACGGACCTAGATCCGACTGACCAGGACGACCAGAAGCGCGCCGCGCGAGACGTTGACCTCTGGTACCAGTGCAATCCGGCTATGGGTTTCCGAATAGACGAGGACTTTGTTTCTGACGAAGCTCAGCCCTCGGGCCTGGGCGATCGATTCATGACTGAGCGTCTCGGCGCCTGGCTGCCCAAGGCTACGTCCGAGTCCGGGGTTATCGATCTCGATCAGTGGGCCGCGTTGTGTGAGCGGGATTCCCGCCGCACGGGCGCTGTCGCCTTCGCTGTGGACATCACGCCGTCGCGCGATTTCGCATCCATCGCTGCCTATGGCCTGCGCGCTGATGGGCACGGTCACGCGGAGGTAATCGACCACAGGCCCGGTACTGATTGGCTGGTTGAGCGACTGGCGCAGCTTCACGAGCGTTGGCAGCCGGTAGCCATTGGGCTTGATGCCAAGGGGCCTGCCGCCACGCTGCTTGTTGATCTCGCAAAGCGAGGCATAGAGCCCCCGAGCGACAGCGAACCCGCGTGGGGTCACCTAGCCGTACCGACAGCGCAGGACGTCGCAGCCGGGTGCGGTCAGCTCGTTGACGCTGTCACGCAGGGCACGATCCGGCATATCGGCCAGGAGCTACTGGAAAACGCCATACGCGGTGCCAAGACGCGCCCGTTGGGTGACGCCTACGCATGGGCCCGTCGGCTCAGCACGGTGGATATCTCGCCGCTGGTGTCCGTGACGCTGGCGCGCTGGGCTTTCGAATCGCGCGCTCACTTGATCGTGGACAACGAATATGACGTGCGGGATTCCGTACTCTGATGGGAGGCGACATGCCGACGCTTGGCCCAGACGGCGCATGGTATACGGGTGAGCCTGCGTCGGCGCCGACCACTAGCGCGTGGAGCCGTACTGTGCGCGCTCTTACCGCCCCCTTTCGGGCGCTGAGGGGCGTGTCCGCTAGGGCGATTTCCTCGCTGCCCTGGAATACTGGGGGCCCTCGTACCTCAGCGGTAACTGCGGAATCCGCCATGTCGCTGGTCCCCGTGTGGGCCTGCGTGCGTATTCTCGCGAATACGATTGCCTCGCTGCCTATTCAGCTTTACCGGCGCAGCGGGAATGACGGGCAGCCGGTTTCGTACATTCCGCAATTGCTATTCCGCCCGGCTGCCGTGGACAATCTGTACCAGTGGATTAACAAGCTGGTGTATTCGCTGGCGCTTCGCGGTAATGCCTATGGCCTGATTGTGGAGCGTGACCGGCTGGGCTTTCCCACGCAAATTGAGTGGCTTAGTCCCGATGATGTCTTCGTGGACGAAACACGCCCCACGCTGCCGGTTTACTACTGGCAGGGGGTAGAAGTCCCGTCCGATCTCATCTTTCACGTTGCGTGGATGGTTCCCCCGGGCTGCGTGACGGGACTGTCGCCTATTCGGGTGTTTGCCCAGACCATCGGCGTAGGGCTGTCAGCGTCCAGCTACGGATTGCGATGGTTCGAGAATGGCGGCGCCCCGCCCGGCGTGATGCGGAATTCGCAGAAGACCATCACGCGCGACGAATCCGAGGAAATTCGCGATCGCCTTATGGCGTCGATTCGTTCGGGTAAGCCGCTCGTCCATGGCGCTGACTGGGAATTCACGGCCCTTCAGGTGAGCCCGGAGGAGTCGCAATTCATTTCGACAATGCGCCTCAACGCCACGCAGATTGCCGCCATCTACGGCGTTCCTCCGGAAATGGTCGGCGGGGAAACGGGCGGCTCGTACACCTACAGTTCGCCGGAACAGCGGCAGATCGAATTCGTGAATATGACGCTGCGTTCGTGGCTAGTGCTTATCGAGTCTCGCCTGTCGGCGCTGATGCCGGGCAGCGAGTTCGTGAAGTTCAACGCCGACGCCATGATTCGCGCGTCAACGCTGGACAGGTACCAGGCGCACAATTTGGCCCTCACAGGGGGCTGGAAAGTCCCCAACGAAATTAGGGCACTTGAAGATCTCCCGCCTGTGCCGTGGGGCGATGCGCCGATTACAGCCCCGGCTCCGGCGCTGACACAGACTGACGAAGGGAGCGCCAGTGAGTGACACTGAACGGCGCTTTGTAGCACTGACCGTTGAAGTGCGCGCGGAAAGTGAGCGGCGCAGCATCGGCGGTTACGCGTCGGTATTCAACCGCCGGTCATCCGACCTTGGCGGGTTCGTGGAGATGGTAGACCCCGGCGCGTTCGAGGCATCGCGCGCTGAGGGGTGGCCGGGTGTGGTCGCCCGGTACAACCACGATGACAACATGCTGCTTGGCACGTCGGACAGCGGAACGCTTCAGCTCGATATCGACGAGACGGGGCTGCGCTACGACGTGGATATGCCCGCTGCCCGCGCGGACGTGTTCGAACTCGTCCAGAGGGGCGACGTGCGGAAGTCCTCGTTCGCCTTCATCAAGGTTGAAGATTCATGGGAAAGCCGGTCGGGCGACCTCCCGCTGCGGGTACTGCACAGCGTCCGCCTAGTGGACGTCGCGCCGGTTAACACCCCCGCTTACCCGGATTCCTCTGCCGGTCTGCGGAGCTTGGCCGGGCACATGGATGCGGACCCCAACGAGGTTCGCGCGCTGGCGCAACGGGGGGAACTCCGGCGCCTGTTCAAGAGAACCGATCTGCCCGTCACAACGTCGGGCGCTGCGGCACGGGCACAAATCCTGTCTCGCCGCTACCGATAACCCAAAGGAGACACAATGTCTGACGTTGCCAAGCGGCTGACCGAGCAGCGCGCGAATGTCTGGGAACAGACCAAGGCGCTTGCCGACGCTGCCGCTGATGAGAGCCGGTCTTTCACCGCCGACGAGCAGAGCAAGTGGGAGTCCCTGAACACCGACCTGGACGCTCTCGACCAGCGCATTAAGACCCTGGTCGACGGCGAGCAGCGCGCCCGCGAGGCTGAGGCTGCCATGGTCGCCCTTCGCGGTGAGCCCAAGGCGTCCGGCCCTGCGCCGGTTGCCGACGGTCTGCGCGCGTTCCTCGCTGGCGAGACCCGTTCCTACACCGCCACCCCCGGCGCTGGCGTCTCTTTCCGAGACCTTGTCAAGGGCACGACCACAGCAGGTGGCTACACGGTCCCGACCGATTTCTACGGGACCCTTGTTGAGCACCTGACCGAGAACTCTGCCGTTCTTCGGGCGGGCGTTACCGTCCTGAACACCGACGGTGGCGAGACGCTTCAGATTCCCAAGACCACGGCGCACGGTTCCGCTGCGATTGTGGCTGAGGGCGGCGCCATTCCCGAGAACGACCCCACCTTCGGCCAGGCCAGTCTCGGTGCGTACAAGTACGGTGATCTGATCCAGATTTCGCGGGAGCTTGTCACCGACACTGGCGTTGACCTTGTGGGCTACCTTGCCGCGCAGGCTGGTCGCGCGCTGGGTAACGCTTTCGGCGCGCACCTGGTTTCCGGTACTGGATCTTCGCAGCCTCGCGGCATCCTGCTTGACGTCTCCGCTGGCGTGACCGGCGCGGCTGTCACCCCGACCGCCGATGACCTGATTGACCTGTTCTACAGCGTCATCGCGCCGTACCGGAACAGCTCCGCCTGCGGCTGGCTCATGAACGACTCCACCGTTGCGACCATCCGTAAGCTCAAGGACTCCAACGGGGTCTACATGTGGCAGCCGTCGCTGACGGTCGGTGCTCCGGATTCGATCCTGGGCAAGCCCGTCCACACCGATCCCAACATGCCTGCGACGGGCGACGCTGCGGAGTCGATTCTGTTCGGTGACTTCAGCCGGTATTTCGTCCGCATGGTCAACGGCATTCGCTTCGAGCGTTCCGACGACTTCGCGTTCAACACCGACCTGGTTTCCTACCGCGCGCTGATGCGGGCCGACGGCACCATGGTTGACCTGACCGGCGCGGTTAAGTCGTTCGTTGGCGCGGACGTCGCCTGATCTACATGATTCGGCGGGCGGGGTTGTTTCCCTGCCCGCCGTTTCGGGATTGGAGAATATCCGTGCGAGTCGAGATGCGCATGAAGATATCCGGCGCGCGAAATGGGGCCCCGTGGCCCGCGCCGGGCGGCGTTGTGGATCTCCCTACTGCTGAGGCGCAGAAGCTGGTTTCCGCCGGAATGGCGGTTCCCGCACGTGTGGAGACGTCTGCCGTTCCCGCTGCTGAGGTTTCCGCGCCCCCGGAGCCGGAGACGGCAACGCCCCCCGCCCCTAAGCGCCGTGGTCGGCCGAAGCTGCCGCGCGATGCGCAGGGCAACATCATCAGAAAGTGAGGCGGGCGCATGGCTAATGAGTACGCGCAACTAGCCACGCTGAAAGCGTCGCTGAATATCGAGACAGCGGACACCACACGTGACGCACTCCTTAGCCAGGCGCTCACCTCCGCTTCGCGGAGTATCGACCAAGCATGTGGGCGCCGGTTCTATCTCGACGCCAGCGCGAGCGCGCGCACCTATTCCCCGCGTGCGTGGTCCTGTGAGCGGCTTCTGACGGACGACATCGGCAGCGAGAGCGGGATGGTCGTCGAGACGGGCACAGCGGCGGCGTGGACGGCCGTAACGGACTATGAGACGGCTCCGGATAACGCGCTGGTCCGTGGGCGCCCGATTACCGCGCTGGTGCGCGACACGGCCGCGTGGGGTTCCGCCTCTACCCGCGTGCGCGTGACTGCTCGCTGGGGTTGGCCCGCCGTGCCCGATGACATCGTTCAGGCGACGCTGATTCAGGCTGCCCGCCTTTACCGCCGGAAGGACTCGCCGGAGGGCGTCACGGGCTCCTCAGAATGGGGCGTGATCCGCCTCTCGCGCCGGGACCCCGATGTGTGGGCGCTGATTGAGCACTACCAGATGCCCGGGTTCGGGTGAGGGGGCCCCGTGCAGATATCCGCAATTCGCGACGCGATAGCAGACGCTGCCCGCGAGGTGACGTTGCCCGCTGGGCTCCCCTCGCTGACGTGCTCGGGCTATGTCCCTGATGCCATCACGGAGCCGCATTTCTTCGTGGCGGAGTACACGCAGGCGTTCGACAAGGCCATGGGGCGGGCGCTGGACGAGCTGGAATTCACCTGCCGGGTTCTGGTCGGCCGACAGGACGACAGGGCGTCTCAGCGCGTCCTGGACGGTCTGCTGAGCGGTTCGGGAGCTAGTTCCCTGAAGGCAGCCATCGAAGCGGCGCGCGGCGCCCCGGGTGAGTACGCGCTAGGCGGTTTGGCACATGACCTCCACGTCACGCGCGTGCAGGGCTACCGGTATTACGAGCACGACGGTTCGCAGTACGTCGGCGCCGAGTTGATCATCAAAGTGATCGGGGAAGGGTGAGCAATGGCATTCATCTTGACGAACGTCAGACTCTTCGCCATAGGCGCAGACCTGACCGGCTCCTCGAATAAGGCGGAGCTGTCCGCTGAAGTCGAAGACAAGGACACGACCAATTACGCGTCGGGCGGGCACGTCGAACTCATCGGCGGCCTGGCCTCGTCTGAGATATCCGCTGAGGGCCAGTGGGAGGCCGGAGATCCCGGGCTCGTTGACGACGCTTCGTGGTCGCAGCTCGGGGGACTAGGCCCATGGACGCTGGCGCCTGAGGGTGCGGCTGTCGGCGCGCTGGCCTACTTCACGCGCGCCCTGCGGTCGTCGTACACGCTGGGCGGCAGCGTGGGTGATGTCGCCCCCTGGACGGGCACGGCCAAGGGCTCATGGCCCCTTGTGCGCGGCGTTATCGAGCACCCGCCCGGTACCGTGCGGAGCGCTGACGGAACGAGCGCGGGCGTTGAACTCGGCGCCGTGGCTGCGGGTCAGCGGCTGTACGCGGCGCTTCACGTGCTCTCTGCCTCTGGTACCTCGCCGTCGCTCACGCTGACTATCGAGTCGGACGCCGACAACACTTTCGCGTCGCCGACTACACAGCTCACCTTCGACGCGGCTACCGCCGAGGGCGGTCAGGTGCTCCGCACCGATGGTTCGGCGATTACTGACACGTGGGTTCGGGCTAACTGGACGATTACCGGGACGACCCCGGGCTTTTTCTTCGTGCTGGCTCTCGGCATCGCCTGAGCCCTACTACATTTAGGAGGACTGGCCAATGGCTAAGTTCGTGCTCACAGCCGAGTACATCGCGCTGAACGGAACCGACCTTTCCGACTACACCCGAAAGGCGGAACTGTCCCTCGAAACTGAGGACAAGGACGTCACCAACTACGGCAGCGAGGGGTGGACCGAGCTTCTCGGAGGCCTGAAGTCGGGCGAACTCTCGCTTGAGTTCCTTCAGGACGTCGCTGCCTCCGCGCTCGACTCCATCATGTGGCCGATCTTCGGCACCGTCGTGACTTTCGAGGTTCGCGCCACGCAGTCTGCCGTGGGCGCGTCGAATCCCAAGTACACGGGCAGCGTGCTGGTCAAGGGCTGGAACCCGATTCAGGGCAGCGTCGGCGATGAAGCTACCGTGAGCGTCAGCTATCCGACGTCCGGCGCTGTCACCCGCGCCACGGCCTAGTGGCCCGCCGTGAGCCTCCCGTCGCGCTGGATATCCGCGTGCGCGGACTGACCGAGTTGGTTCGCGCTATCCGGCGGGAGGAAGACGGGGAGGAGCTGAAACGGGAGCTGGCCGAGAACCTCGCGGACGCCATGAAACCCGCTGCCGCTATGGCACGGGGAGCCATCATGTCCATGGCGTCAGCGGGGATGGGCGAATCACCGGGCCTGCGCTCAGCTATCGCCGCCAAGATCCTCCCTGAAATCAAACTGGGCGGCACGTGGACGGGCGCCCGCGTGCGTGCCTACAAGACGTACGGGACGCGCCGGTTCCCCAACGCGCCGAAGCGTACGCAGAACCCGCGCGGTTGGCGCACGCAGACGTACGGGAATGGCACGTGGCGTACCCAGCGCGGTAAGCCGTACTGGTTTGACCGCGCGATGCAGGGGCGTACCGACGAATACAAGAAAGCGTGTGCGCGGGCCGTTGAGGCCATGGCCCGCCGCATCGCGAGCAGAGCATAGGAGAGGGCAATGTATCTGGTCTATCAGCCTGAGGGTTCCGAGGAGCCGACGCGTTACAAGTACCTGCCGAACAAGTTGCTGTCGGCGGAGCGCGAACTCCTGGAGCGCAAGACCGACAGGAACTTTTCGCAGTTCACGGCCGACGTTCTTCAGGGCAACTCGCTGTGTCGTCGTGCGCTGCTGTGGATGTTCATGCGGCGCAGCAATACCGGCCTCCGCTGGGATGATGTCGATTTCGCCTGGGATGAGCTGGAACTCCAGTATTCCCGGGGCGAGCTTCTCGGCATGCGCGCGCAGGTCGAAGAGAGCGCGACCGGCGACACCCGGGCTGCCGCGCTGGCGCAGATTGACGCCCAGCTCGAAACTGCCCACGACGAGGACGACGAGGGAAAAGCGAGTCTGCCGATCGTCGGCTAAGGCGACTCGGCGACGCGGCACACCTACTCGGCATACGCCCATGGGAATGGGCCCGGCTGACGGTTGAGCAAGAGGATTACGTGCTGGCCTGGCTGGACGCATACGACGACGCGCAGTGCGAGGCGTCCGAGAAAATGAAGGGGTGACCCGTGGCGGATACATCACTGCTTTTCACGGTCGCCGGTCGGGAGCGGGTCTCGGGCATTCTGCGGAATGTCCGGGACTCGCTTGATCGCACGGGTAAGGCAGCCTCCAAGGCGCTAACGTCGTTCGGCGTGGGCCTGGCCCCGGCGTCAGCGCTTGGCGCAACGATGCTCGCTACGGCCTCGTCTGTCGCGTCGGCCGGTATGGCAGTGGGCGCCTTCAAGGCGGCCGTGCAGCCTCAGCTCAACTCGGTGACCGAAGCGGCAGAGCTGTACGCGACAGCGCAGGAGGCCGTAGCCAAGGGCGGGGAAGACGCGGCTGCCGCGCAACAGGCGTACGCGGATGCACTGGCCGAGATGGAACCCGCCACGCGGGATACGGCCGTCGCGTTCGTAGGGCTGAAAGAGGATTTCACCGACTGGTCTAACTCGCTGTCCGGCACGACTATGCCCATTTTCACGCGCGGCATAGAGGTCTTGCGGGATCTCCTGCCCAGCCTGACGCCCTTTGTTCAGGCAGCGTCCAGCGCACTGGGCAACATGATGGACAAAATCGAGGCCGGGGCGAAATCCGAAGGGTTCGCGAACTGGCTTTCTGACTTCGCGACCACTGCGGGCCCGACGCTGGATTCTCTGCTAACCACGATGGGGAATCTTGCTGTCGGCGCGGGGGCGCTGCTGCAAGCGTTCCTGCCGATGAACTCCGGCATGAGTGACCTGACCGGCTCGCTTGAGGCTGGCTCCGAAGCATTCCGCGATTGGGCCACGGGGCTAGAGGGTTCCGAGGGGTTCGCCGAGTTCATCGATAACGCCAAAATGGGCGGCGAGGCACTCGGTAATGTCGCTGAGGCGGCGCTCAATGTCTTCGTCGCGCTGGCACCGATGCTCGGCACGACGGTCATGCTGGCGAACGCCTTTGCGCTGGTTGTGGCCAACGTGCCGACGCCCGTGCTGACAGCGCTCGGTGTGGTCATCACCTCTATCATGATCGGCCTCCGCCTCTACGCGCTGTACCAGAGCATCGTTACGACAGCGACGCTGATAGCGACCGGCGTGCAGGCTGCGTACAACGCCGTGCTGGCAGCGAACCCCTACGTGCTCATCGTGCTCGCGATTATCGCGCTGATCGCGGTAATCGTGCTGATCGCCAAGAAAACGACGTGGTTCCAAGACATCTGGCGAGCCATGACGCGCGGCATACGCGCTGCGTGGGATTGGTGCGTAGAGATGGTCAAGAAGGGGTTCAATTTCATCAAGAACCTGTTCATGAACTTCACGGGGCCTGGGCTCTTTATCCGGCACTTCGACAAGATCAAGAGCACGGTCAGCGGCGCAATGTCCACGATCAAGGATCGAATCAAGTGGGGCATTGACAAGGCCAAGGAGATCATAGGCGCGCTCAAGGACATGCCCGGGAAGGTGGTCGATTGGTTCTCCGGCCTCGGTAGCAAGATTGGCAACACGCTGAAAGACGGATTCAAGTCCGGTATCAACGCCATCATTGACGGCTGGAACAACCTGTCGTTCACCATTCCCGGCGTGAGCCTGCCTGGCCCGTTGCCTGATTTCGGCGGAGCCACGATATCCACGCCCAACGTCCCCCGCCTCTACAGCGGAGGTACGGCGGCCGAGGGCGGCGTTGTGTCCGTCGGCGAGCGTGGGCGTGAAGAAATGTACATGCCCAAGGGTGCATCTGTCCGGCCGCTTACGCGCGGCGGGGGCGAAGCCGTGATCAGGCTGCAAGTTGAGGCCATGGGCGACGACGAATTCAAGAGACGCGTTCGCCGCACGCTTCGAATCAACGGACGCGGTGTGCAGGTTGAGTTCATCTAGGAGGGACAGCAGTGCCTAATTTCGAGATGATCCCCCGGTTCACGATTTGGAATGGCTCGGAATGGCTGGACATTACGGATGACGTCCGGGTCACCGAGGACCAGGTCATTACCGGGGGACGCCCCGATGAGGGCACAAACGCTGACCCCGGCTCGCTGTCGCTGAAGCTGAACAACGGCGTCTCGGCCATCACTGGCGCCGTTGGTCGGTACAGTCCGCGCAATCCCGAGTCAGACCTGTACGGCGTCATCGGGCGCAACACCCCGCTGCGCATGGAGGTTCGCGGCACTGAACCCTCGCTCCTCATCGGCGGTATCGGCTCACGCGCCCGCGTCACGTCGGCCTCAGCGCTGAACGTCTCCGGCGATCTCGACGTGCAGATAGACGTGTCGCTGGACGCGCTCCCCGCGCAGTGGGACGACGACCCCTTCAGCGGCTTTGACCCGTGGGAGCCTGCCGCCACGGAGCTGGTTGGCCGATACGGCGTGTCCGGCAGCCACATGTGGCGCCTGATGATCAGCAGCACGGGCGCCCCCTACCTGGTGTGGTCGGTCGACGGGACCAACGACGTGACCGTTGCAGCCACTGAGGCCCTGCCGTACGTCTCCGGTCAGCGATTCGCCCTGCGCGCCACGCTGGACGCGAACAACGGCGCCAGCGGGCATACGGTCACGTTCTACACGGCACCCACCATCAGCGGCCCGTGGGTGCAGCTCGGTCAGCCTGTCGTGACGGCGGGCACGACCAGCATCAACACCAGCGGCACGGCCGACCTCCACGTAGGTGACATCTCTGGGGCTATCTCGTCTCTTCAGCCCTCCGGCCACATATTCGCCGCCAGGGTGCTCAGCGGCATTGGCGGCACGGCCGTGGCCGACGTCGATTTCACGGCGCAGACGGTCGGCGCCGACGCATTCACTGACGCTGCCGGGCGGGATTGGCTTCTCATCGCTGACGCGGCGATCACCGACTACTACCGCCGGTTTCACGGGGAGGTCAGCTCTTGGCCTTCCCGCTGGGATGTCAGCGGCGTGGATGTCTATGTCCCCCTCACGGCCGCCGGAATCCTGCGCCGCCTTGGGCAGGGGCAGAAGGCGCTGCAATCCACCCTCCGGCGCCGCATTCCCGCCTACGACCCGCTGGCCTACTGGCCCATGGAGGAGGATGCCGGAACGCGCCAGAATCGCCGCGCTGGCACTCCTATAGACGGCGCGCAGTATATGGCCACGTCCGGCCTGGATTGGGCCGCCGACACCACGCTGCCCGGCTCCTCGCCCCTGCCGAAGCTGGCCGACGGGGCCTACCTGAACGGTCGCATTCCGAAACCCGACGGCTCGTTCACGAGCTGGGCCGTTGAATTCGTGTACTTCATGCCGACGGCTCCGGCCTCAACGCGCTCCCTTTTTTGGGTGTCCGCCACGGGGACGGTCCGTCTGTGGCAGGTGCTCTACGGCCCGCCTGCGGGAGGCGATCTCACGTGCCGCATCATCGGCACCGACGGCGACGGCACGGAGATTGTCAACGTGTTGGTGAGTCTCGGGGACGACGTGCTGAACACGTGGGTGCGCCAGCGGCTTACGTTGACGCAGAGCGGCGGTAGCGTCGATTGGCAATTGCGCTGGCTGAAGATCGGTTCGTCGGCGGGAGTTGTCAGCAACTCCTATTCCGGCTCCATCGGGCGCCCGACGGCTTTCAAATCGCCGGAGTCCTACCACGCCGACATGGCCGGAATCTCCATCGGCCACGTCTCCGCGTGGGCGCCCGCTGATAACGCCAGCACGGCCTACAATTTCGCCGATCACGGCTTTAGCGACGAGAGCGCGAGCGACAGGCTGCGGCGCCTGGCCGAGGAGGAGGGACTCCCGCTGAGCGTAGTCGGTTCGTCCGACGACACGGCCGCCATGGGGCCTCAGCGCCCGGCCACACTGCTTGAGCTGTTGCAGGAGTGCGCCGATACCGACGGCGGGATTCTGACGGAGCGCCGGGAAACCCTTGGCCTCCAGTACCGGCCGCGAGCCACGCGCTACAACCAGGTGCCCCGCCTCGCGCTGGACTACGCGCAGGGGCACATCGCCCCGCCGCTCGACCCGCAGGACGACGACCTAGCGACGCGCAACGACGTCACAGTCACCAGCCCGGGAGGCAGCTCCGCGCGGGCCGTACTCCGCGAGGGTGCGCTGAGCGTTCGGCAGCCACCCAACGGCGTCGGGGTGTACGACACGTCTGTGTCGCGGAACCTAGAGCGTGATGGGGATCTTGAGCCACACGCGAACTGGTTGCTGCACCTTGGCACATTCGACGGAATCCGCTACCCGGCGCTGACGTTGGATATGGCGAACAGCGCTATGGAAGGATTCCGAGACGAACTCCTCAGCGTACAACCGGGCGACCGCATCACAATCGCCAATCCGCCGGAGTGGATGCCGCCGGACACGATAGACCTTTTCGTGGACGGCTACCGCGAGACGATCAACGAATTCGACTGGCTGGTCGAGTTTAACTGCTCGCCCGCCGGGCCGTGGGTCGTGGGGGAAGTCGCGCAGGCCGATCCCGCCGACGATGGCGCACCCGTGCGCGCGGACACCGACGGTTCGCGGCTGGTCGTCGATATCGACTCCGACGATACCGAGCTGGCCGTGCACTCCTACGAAGGCCCTGCCTGGGTGACGTCGTCCGGCCCTGCGCCGACCGACGACGGCGATGACCTGCCGTTTGACATCACCGTGGGTGGTGAGGCCATGACTGTATCGGATATCCAGCCGTATCTGTGGGACACGTTCACCCGCAGCGTGACGGACGGATGGGGCAGCACACCCTCTGCTGTCTCGCTGTCCTGGCTACTCGCAGGGGGAGCGACAGCCGAGAGGGACGTCAGCGGCACGCAGGGCACGGTGAACCTGCCGGACACCACGTCCCCGAGATTCCAGTATCTCAATGTGGTACTCGCAGACTCCGAGGTTCTCACGGCCGTTACCGTCCCCGCACTGGCCACGGGCGGCAGCCTGCGCGCGGGAATTCTCCTGCGAATCAGCGGGGCGAACTACTACCAGTTCAGGGCGAATTTCACGACGACCGGCGCCGTTGGTCTCGACATCGTGAACTCAGGATCGGTCATTGAGGCCGTGTCATCGCTCGGCCGCCCGTACACCGCTGGCTCTAAGTGGTGGCTGCGTTGCCGTATTGATGATCAGACCATTGTGGGTAAGGCGTGGCTTGACGGCACGTCGGAACCCGGCTGGCAGATCACCGAGACCGTAACTGGTAGCACGATCGCAACGGGCCTGCCCGGCGTTTCGGCCGCTCGCGCCAGCGGCAACACCAACGCATCGCCAACGCTCGCGTTTGACGACTTCACGTTGGTTACCCCGCAGCGTTTCGCCGTCCAACGCTCGGTCAACGGTATCGAGAAATCTCACAACGCTGGGGACGACGTGCGTTTGGCCGACCCCTCTATCGTTGCGCTCTAGGAGGACGTAGTGACATTCCCCGCTGAACTGTTGCCGGGCCAACGATTGACGGCTGACCGGCTCAACGCTATAGCGGCCATCGGGCGCGTTGTGTTCGTCGCGTTCCGAGATACGGCGCAATCCATCTCCGACGGTACTAACCCCGACGCTGCCAACGCGCTGTCATGGGACAACGTTGAGATGGACCTACTCGGGGGCTGGTCCGCAGCGCAGCCAACCCGCTGGACTCCGCCCATCGCTGGTCGGTACATGCTGACGGGATCGGTGGCGTTTCAGGCCAGCACAGCGGGCACCACGCGCGGCGCATCGTGGCTGGTCAACGGCGCGGTTGTGGCTGCGTCCACGTCACGGCCCATCATTTCGGTTTCCAACGAGACGTGCACGGCTGAGGCACGGTCGCTGCCCGTCGAGCTGGACGGCGACGACTACGTTCAGCTTGTAGGGATTCAGGAAACCGGCGGGGCGCTGAGCACCGCGATTGCCAGCAACCGATCGTTCATCTCGGTCACTTACGTTGGCCCTTCCTAAACGCTCAACGCTAAGGCCCCGGGGCGCAACGCATAAGCGTTCCGGGGCCCAACGCGTCAACGCTTCGCACAACGAACCCCCAACGCTCGCCAACGCCGGGCGCACCCCTACGCAACGGAGGCAACGCATGGCAACGCCGATGACTGCCGCGCAGATCAAGGCTCAACTTAAGAAGTGGGGCGTCCGCTTCGCGGAATACCGCGACTGGTCCACCCATCACCGACCGGCCTCTACCGGCGCGTGGGGCCCGGTAAACGGCTTCATGGTCCATCACACAGGCTCCGACAGCACCGATCAGCGCGCGTTGCTGTACAACGGAACGTCGTCCCTGCCCGGCCCGCTGTGTCATTTCGGTCTGGCACAGGATGGCACCGTTCATCTCGTTGGCTGGGGGCGCGCGAATCACGCTGGCGCTGGCGATCCTGACGTTATGAACTGGGTTATCAACGAAGGGCCCAACGCCAATCCGCCTGTGGACAACGCATCTAGCGTTGACGGCAACGCTCGTTTCTACGGCGTTGAGATCTGGTACAGCGGATCGCACAAGATGACCGATGCGCAGTACGCCACGCTGCGCAAGCTGGCTGCCGCCGTTTGCGATTTCCATGACTGGTCTGAGCGTTCCGTCATCGGGCATGGCGAGTGGGGGAGCCCTGGCAAGTGGGACCCCGGTTACGCGCCCGGCAAGATGATGGACATGGGTAGCGTGCGCGCTGACGTCAAGGCCACGCTTCGTGGCGGTTCCGCACCTGCACCTGCGCCTGCGCCTGCCCCGGCTCCGGCTCCGGATCCGGCTCCTGCGCCTGCGCCCACTGAGGCTGAGCGCATTGCCGCTGCTGTCGGCGCGCGGCGAGTCCGCGTGGACGACGACACCACCCTTGCGGCCAACACGCTGCTGCGCCGCATCTACGTCAACGGGGTGCAGGATCAGGCGAAGCTGAACGCGCTCGCGGAGGACGTTGCGGAGCTTGCCGATACCGTTGCCGCGCTCGCTGCTGCACTCCGCGCTGAGAGGTGAGCCATGGGCGATGGAGAGCCCAGTGTGACTATCACGCTGCGGGAGATCTACGACCTGATGGTGACCCTCCGGGACGACGTCCGCGCGCTGACGCAGACCAACACGGAGGTTACGCGGGTTCTGGAGGATCACGAACAGCGCCTGCGCGGCGTTGAGCGTTGGAGGATCAGGATTCCGGTCGTTTTACTGACCAGTCTTGTAACCAGTGTGGTTGCGGCGGTCATGTCCATAGCCAAGACCATGTGAGGAGACCGTATGGAGCCACAGCCATGGGCGGCTCGCGCGCTGGCGTACGTGCGCGCACACAAGGCGCAGGTTGCGGCGGTTGCGGCCGTTGTGGTGGGCATCGTTGCCCGCTTCGTGCCCGCGTTCCCCGCTGACGACGTGCTGCACGCCGTTGGCGCGCTGTTGAGCTTGGTTTAGGCAGTACAAAGCCCCCGGAGGAAATTCCGGGGGCTTTCGTCTGTCAAGACCTCTTGAAGTTGATCATTGCCTGTGTAACGCCCTTGTCGGCCAGCGCTCGGCAGATTGGGCCCCGGCACCAGACACCCGCCTCACGGTCTGCCCAGAACTGGTCCTTGTCTGCCATCCGTGCGGCGAGGAAACCCGCAAGTTCCTCAGTCTTAACCCAACCGTCGAAGATCTCCGTTGACTGGGGAGTGTCCTCTGCGCGGTTGTACACCGACCACTCGACCTCGGTTACGCCACCCTCGCAGACGGAGCACAGGAGTTCACGCTCCCAACCGCATTCGTCACATTCCGTGATGTCGCGCCGGTCTTCCTGCGAGCAACCGATACCTGTGTGCGGGTACTCATGAACCTTCGTGGTCCGAGTCTTGCACCATCCGCAGTAGTACATGGTTCCCGCTCCCTGTCTCGCGCCGAGGGCTTCAGGATAGGGCCCCGCGCATGCGCGCACAAGACCTCCGCCACGAGCAATCGACTCCCTAGACGTCGGGTGAGACCAGCGGAAGGGGAGTCATGGGAACCCGAGACATCGCGCTCATGGGCAGAGCCCGGAGCGGCAAGGATACGGTTGCGGCGTACCTCTGCGAGACCTACGGCTACACGCGCGTGGCGTTCGCCGATCCGCTGCGCGAGGCGGCGCTGAAGCTTGACCCGATCATCAGCCGCAGTGTCATTGGCGGAGACTTGCGACTGTCGCATGTGCTTGACGCAGGTCACGGCTGGGAGTACGCCAAGAACAAATTCCCGGAAGTCAGGCGCATCCTTCAGCACATCGGGCAGGGCGTGCGGGATTTGGATGAGGACTTCTGGCTCAGCATCGCAGTAACCACAATCACCGATGCGCGCAACGCCGGGCGTCCCGTAGTCATCACTGACTGCCGGTACCCGAACGAATACAACGCGCTCCGCGCGAGCGGCTTCACGATGACCCGCGTCGTCCGGCCCGACCGTGGTGACGTGCCCGGCAGCGAGCACGTCAGCGAGACGGCGCTGAACGGCTTCCCCGCTGACTGGACGCTGTGCAACATCTCTACCCTCGAAGATCTCTACACGCAGGCCGCGCACCTAGCGACCCGCTGATGGCAGCCCCTCACTGGCGGTAACCCCGCTGGTGAGGGGCTTTTCTGTTGTGAGCACCTGCTATTTTTAGCAGGTGCTAGGTGTCGTATTGACAGCTACTGCCAGGCCCCCGTAGGGTCCCTATGGAGTAGATCTATGCCGAAGGGACAGGGTATGGCCACCAAGGTAGACATCACCAGCGAGGATGGGCTGCGCTTCGTGCAGCAAATCGACGATAATGTCGAACGAATGCGCAGCCTCGCTGAAGCAGAGAACGAGGCGGGCATGGCGGAACTCGCCAGCGAGACGGAGGGGCTAATTTCCTCGCTGTCCGGCAAAGGATCCGTCGCCGCTAAGAAGGAAAAGCGCGCGGCACTGAAAGAAGCTGCCGAAGGCACGCCAAAGCCGACACCTGCGCCGACGGTAGAAGTGGAGCTGTTGGAAACCCAGAACTACAAGGACATCCCAGGCGCCGAAAAGATGGTAGCCAAGGGTGCCAAGCAATACGCGGAGGGTGTGCGCCTAAACCTCCGAGCGTCCGAGGTCAGCCGCGAGATTGCCGAAACGCTCCTAGAGATTCACTCCACGATGAGCAACAAGTTCGGCGACCCCGACCTCATGGGGTCAAGTCAGGGAGCGCGCGACGCCACCAGCGACCTGATCACGCAGGCTGGCGAGCTTTTCCGCGCTCAGACGGACGCAGATGAGCGCGATGTCGCAGAGGCCATGGACCGTCTGTTGCGCAGTCAGCAGAATTGGAAGAGTGACGTCCGGGCGGCGTTCGCGCGCAGCCTGAACGACAACCCGGAGCGCGCGGAACGTTTCGGGCGCATCATCTCGGCTAGGTCGGAGGGTGTAACGCCTGCGGAGGCTGTTGCCGCGCACTACGGGTTCGCGCTGAAGGGGCGGCGCGAGCTAGACCGCGAGAATCGCCAGCGAAGGAAGGAGCTCAGGGCTAAGCGGGAGTTGGGCGAAACGCTCACGGATGAGGAGCTGCGATTCATCGGAGAAGCGCCCGAAGCTCCGGCGGAGCACGTAGCGAACGTAGTGGAGCGCACTACAAAGGATTTGCGGCGAACGGTAAAGGCGGTCAAGAAAGCCGATGACGAAGCGACGCGGGCTGACGTCGCAAACAAGCTAGACGCTGCAATCGCTGAACTAGCCAAACTCCGGGCGCAGCTCTAACGCTATGACCACCTATCAGGCTTTCGCGCACAACCAGCGCACGGGGCACATCTGGCGACGTGAGGTTCCGTCGGCCGACAACGGGGCACGGCAGCTTATCCAACTGATGGTTGCCCATGGTTGGCTGGGGGACGCCGACGAGACGGCGGGCGCGCTCGCGAGGGGGGATCGAATTGAGCACAAGGGGTTTAGCTACTGGGTGGAGGCAACCGTGCTGGGAGCCGAGCGGAGACAGGTAGAACGGAAACTACGCGAGGCACTGAAGCGCGGCGACGCGGAGGGGGCGCACCAATACAGGGAAGAGTTGCTGTCCCTGATCAGGGAGGCAGACAGCATCGGAGGCGGCGATGAATGACTGGCGACCAGAGGACAGGGTGCGAAAAGCCATCAGTCTGAGCATTGGCGACGGCGAGTTCGCCATGCTGGACACACTCCTCATCGAAGCTCGCTCCGACGACCGGCATGGGGCGGGGGAGTTCTACGCCTCACTGCGCGAACGACTCGGGGAGGCGTGGAGGCAGGGTGCCGAAAGCTGAGTGCGGGCACTGTGTCCGCGAGCGCTCATGGCGTGACGGCGTTCCGCGCGCCGATGGGCCCGTCCGCTGGCTAGTGGGCGTAACGCCCGCCTGCGACCGGCATCTGCTGACAGCGTGCGAAGCGGCAGCGAACGAGGGCATAGAGCCTGTCGTGACCCGCCTGCGCGCTGAGCGGGAAACCGCTGAGTCGTGGGATAGCTGGCTGCAGGCGGTTGGGCAGGCTGCGTCAGCCTGGGAGTCACGGCGACGCCAGGACGGGGCCCAGCCGCCCGCCTGAGCGCCTATCTTGCCCCGCTGGGTATCTGGTATCCGGCGGGGCTTTTTCATGCCCGCAGACGGGCGCACAGCGACGCGCACAGCGGGTAGGGGCGCGACCGCGAAACGTGTTGTCAAAAAACTGTCAGTCGTAGAAACCCCCTACACGCGCGCGTATAGAGGTTTTCCTGACTGACACTTTTTTGTCAGACCCTCTCCGTGACCGCACGCTTACGCGGCCCCCTCTCGCTGTCGCGCAGCGAAGCGGGCAATCGACTCCCTAGACCCCGGGTGAGACACCAACCCAAGGGGGTCACATGACCATCAAGACCATGCCGATAAACGGCACCCGACACTACATCGATACGGATCGGCCTGAGGCCGGGGCTGTCCCCAGCGTCACCAGCATCACGGGCATGCTGCCTAAGCCGTTCCTGAACTGGTGGTACGCGGGTATGACGGCAGAACTTGCCGTCGATTCACTCGACGTGCTGCCCGCCATGGCTGCGCGCGACCGGCGCGGGGCAGTCCAGTACCTGAAGGGTGCGGCCAAGCGCTACACGGACACACGCAGCGACGTGGGCAGCCGTGCGCACGACCTCTTCGAGCGGCTAATTACCGGCCAGCGCGTCGGCAGGGTGCACCCGGACATGGAGCCCTACCGGCGGCACTTTGAAGAGTGGCTGGCCGAATACCAGCCGGAGCTGATCTGCGCTGAAGGCGTCGCATGGTCCGAGACCCACGGCTATGCGGGGAGCTTTGATGCACTCGCTCGCGTGCGCGGACTGGTCGAGATCATCGACTACAAGACCTCGAAGGACGCATACCCTGACGTGGCGTTGCAGCTCACCGCGTACCAGCGGTCCGACCTACTGATCCCGCACGGGGGGACGCCACTGCCTATGCCGGAGATCAACCGTGGGGCAGTGGTTCACATCAAGCCGGAGCGCGCGGTGTACAAGCCCGTCGCGCTGGACGACGAGGTTTTTGCCACTTTCCTCGCGCTGAGACAGACATGGGCGTGGGACAAGCAGATCTCGGCGCGCGTACTCGGTGACGTCGAGTGGGAAACGGGCGCGATCGAAACCGGGACGGAGAGGCGAAGCTGATGAAGCGGCGGTTCATGTGGCGAGTCGTTACTGCCAGCGGCGACGAGTGGATTCAGTCTGTGCGCCCGCAGGTGGCGCGTAACAAGGTGGTCAGAGTTCTTGTTTTGAGGGGGGCGTAGCCATGCGCGCATATCGCAAGAGCACGCAGCACCCGTACTGCGTGTACCTGACGTCTGATGAGGCGGGCGACCTGGTAGATGACATATCCAGGCTGTTTGAGATGGCCAAGGCAGACAACACCGACGCGCCCACGCTTGACAGGGTGTGGGACAAACTGACTGCGGTTTTCGGAGAGAGAGGGCGGGCACCCGTGCGTAGGTACAAGGACAAAGACGGCGATATCTGGACCGAGGGCGGCGACAGGCTGTTTCGCTCGCACACGGGCGCCGCTGACGGGCTGGTCGCGTCCCTGGACGTTCTTCGCGACGCCTACGGCCCGCTTCGCGAGATCACTGAGCCTGAGCCCAAGTCGGCGCCGGAATCGCCGCGCAGGGTGCGGGACAACGAAGGGGACGTCTGGTCGCTGGGGCGTGACGGCATCTGGCAAGCCGACGACTACCGCACTGCCCAGCGAAATTCGTTGGAGGAGTTGGATAGCGACTACGGCCCGCTGACCGTGCTCGATGCCAGCGGCTACGCGCCAGCCGAGGCGCCGCCGGAGGCCGTGCGGACGCTGGACGTAGAGAAGCTGCTGACGGGGCTGAACACCGCCTGGTATATGGCTGACACTGGCTCCCAAGCCGAGCATGTGTTTGCCAAGATGCAAGACATCTTCCGGGAGGCCACGCAGTGACCGACATGGAATCCCTGTGCGCAGCACACGCCGCGCGGCTGAAGGCCGATCCGTACGTCAGCATCGTGCCCGACCGTACGCCGGTCGTGAAGGTCCATCGCTCGCTGTCGCTCGCGAAGCGCGCTATCGGCGACAGGTACTTTATGGACTTTTCCAGTGGCCGTACGCGCTATCTCGCGCGGGGTGGCGAGATCTACGGCCGGTCGGCCGAAGGCTGGGAGCTGCTCTATCGTGTGGAGGCGCGCACCCCGCTGGACGCTTTGCCATGGAAGAGGGAGGAGTCATGAGCCCCGACGACGCAGTGTTCTGGACGCTCGTTGTAGCGCAGGCGCGCAGTGAATCCGCGTGGGCGCTTTCCGCGCTGCTTGACGAAGGCCCAGTACCGGTACGAAGGCTGTGGGAGCCCCTGGCGACCCTATGGCGTTCCGACGAGGAGCGCGACGCCCTTTGGGCCGACCTGGACGCGAGGCGGGCGTAGTGAACTACATCAACATTCACAAGGTAGATGCCTACGAGAGCATCTGCGAACTGAACTTCCCCTCTATTCAGAAAGGCGAGGAGGATCACAGCCTTACGGACGGAGAAGAGATCATGGCGTGTCGTGTTCTTCTGAAGGAACTCGACAACCTGGCTACCGGCGAAGCGCTGGTTGTATGGAAGATCTTCGGCTGATGGGCACCGACGCCGGTAGCGGCGCGTCGGCGCTCATACTGCTGATCGTCCTCGCCGCGTTCTTCTTCAGCGGCAATCCCCCATCCGACGACGACTGACCGCACGACATTAGCCCCCGGTTGCTTCGGCGCCGGGGGCTTTTGCGTGTCCGCAGAGCGCCGCGCGGCGCCCCAGGCAATCGACTCCCTAGACCCCGGGTGAAGGGGGAAGCGGCGGCAGGAAGCCTGCGCAGGGCGCACCACAGCAATGCCCGTAAGGCGCAGTTACCCCGCCGCTTCCCCTGACCAAAGGCATCTAACAGGAGAGGCGGCCCCCATGGCCCGACGCAACATTTTCGCGCCCGACCCCGACGGCAAGCCGAGGGGTGGTGGCAAGTACGAGGCTCCCGCCTTCACCTTCAAGTCGGGAATGCTGATCGATGGCCTTCCCGCCTCGCTCCCTGAGTGGCGGGTGCTGACTGGTGAGGAGAGCATTGCCGACGCCATCGGCCAGCTTATGGGCGGCACTCCAGAGGAGTACGACTCTGAAAAGGAGATGAACCTCCACGTCATGACGTCGTCGGATTCCGTCGAAATCGTCATCGACAGCGCGGATGACATCGACGCGAAGCGCATCAAGTGGGGCGCGAACGGGCCGGAGCACGTTTGCGACGGGCGGGTTTTCGTGGACTCCGAGGAGGACACGGGTCAGCCCTGCGGTTGCCCTCCCACGCTGCGGGAGGCCAAGGAGGCGTCGCGCCGCAAGCGTAACCCCGGGCCCCGCCCGTATGTGACCGTCCGCTTCCGCCTGGCGGAGGATCCCGAGCTTGGGCTGGGGGAGCTGAACGCTACCGCCTGGGACTTCGCTGAGGCCGTCTACGGCGTGCAGAACAAGCTCGATCGCATAGGCGAGCCTGCGCTGTGTGTGCTCCGGCTGAACCACGTCTCCTACTACAGCCAGCGGCTTGACAAGGACGTGTCCTACCGGCACCCGGAAATCGTCGTCAAGAGCAGCTACAACAAGGCCATCGCGCAGGAGCGTGGCTGACGCCATGGAGATGACCCTAGAGGAGTGGAGGCGGTTCCTGGCCGGGGCGGCTGATGAGTTTATCCGTCGCCCCCTCTGGGTTTTCCCGCCAGCCTCACGCCCTGCCGTGATCAGCGAACGCAAGCGCCGATTTGGCGTAGTCGAGGACGAAGACACACCAGACCCGGAGTATCACTGATGCACATCGAGATCACGGACCCCGAGCGCAGCGACTGGGTAATGCGTGTCCGAAGGGACAGCGACGGAAGCATCGAAATCGAGGACGACGCGGCAGGCTACGAGTACACACAGCGCATCGGGCTCAGCCCGGAAATAGCCGTTGACCTGATTCATGCACTAGTTGACATGCGGCACAGCAAGTAGGAGGAGAGAGTCAATGGCCCTGTACAAGGTTTCCCGCACGGACGACATCCAGCCCGGAGAGTTCGTTGACGCCTATGTCATCGCTGGCGGCACGGCGCAGGCGCGCGGAGCTGTTGCGCACATGGAGGGTGTGACGTCGAACGGCTCGAACGTGGTGGCCCAGCGAATGGGCCTGACGGACAGCATCGAGGTTCTGTCCGCCTACTTCGACGAGCGTGCTCCGCAGGGCGACGCTGACGCGAACTACCCCTACGACGACATGATCGGCTGACCTCATTGCCCCGTGTTTGCGACGCATTCCGCGCCGCGAGCCCGGGGCTTGAGGCAGTAGGGGCGCGGGTTGCGCCCGAAGGGAGAGGTCATGGCCAAGCGAGGCGTTGTTTCGGACTACGCGGGGGAGCCCCTGCACAAGGGCGACCTGATCAACTACGCCGCCCGATGCGGTAACCGCGTTCGCGTCGTTGACGCCGTCGTGGTCAAGGCGACAGCGCGAAAGGTGGAGGGGCGGCTGCGCCCCATGCTCCTGGTGGAGCCCACGGGTGTGGAGAGCGGTTTCGCCAAGCGCGACAGCATGCGGCGCCTGTGGGTCGGGACCGAGCACGTGCGCCTCATTGAGCCGGGATACGCGGCCGACTAACAACAGCAGACACGACGGCCGGAAGCTTCGAAGCGGAGCCTCCGGCCGTTTTGTGTCCGCAGGCAGGAGAGGGCATGGAGACCCGAATAGGACGACTCGCGCCCGCCATGGGCGATGTGCGCGCCATGGGGGCGGGGGACACGATATGGCTCACGCCGGAAGCGCCGTTTCGCGACGACTGGGCGCGGTATACCGACGCGCTGATGGTGGCGCTCACACGAGGCGCCGACATTCGGTGGTCGCGATGAAAACCTGTCGGCTGTGCCGCGCTACGCGGCCCGCTGAGGACTTCCTAGCGGGCAAGGCTAAGCGCCCCTCGTCCGCCTGCGCCGACTGCCGGAGACGGCGAGCCAACGCCCATCGGCGCCGGTTCTTCGCTGGACTCAGCGCAGACAAGCGACACGAGCTGACGCACAAGCGCCGCGCTGCTGCCGCTGGTGTGGGCCATCAGCCGTACAGCCGCACCGAAATCCTAGTTCGCTGGGGTGGGCGGTGCGCCTATTGCCACGATGCGCTAGCAGAGCATCTCGACCATGTTGTACCGATTTCGCGGGGTGGCGAGGACATCGAATCCAACATCTTGCCTGCCTGTGCCTCCTGCAATCTGAGCAAGGGAGCTAAGACTCTGGCCGAATGGGCCCTGACAGACCCGAACATCCATGAGATTGGGGGCAGCGAATGACTATCGACGAGCTTCTCACCCGATTTGAGGACGTCAGCGAAACCGCCGACGGCTACCTCATGCGCTGTCCGGCCCACACCGATTCCCGCCCCTCGCTGCGCCTCTGGATCGGAGACAACGCGCAGGCACGGCTCCACTGCCGGGCAGGGTGCAAGACAGAGGACGTGGTGCGCTCCGCAGGGTTGGAATGGCGGAATCTCTTCGACGTGACCGGCGACGCCGTGACTGTGCCCAAGGAACGACCGGCTGCCGTTGGCACGGCGCACGTCGCTGGGCTCCGCGTGTGGCTCGACTCGCTGCCGGTTGGCGACGGCTCATACGTGGAGGACCGATTCGGCATTGACACCAACACGGCCGCCTCGCTGGGGCTCCGCTACTGGGCTCCCTCCGATGAGCACCCGGAGTTCGTGGCACGCAGCTTCGCGCGGTTCCCGCGAGTCGTCGTGCCGCTCAACGGGTTTGACGGAGTCACGCGCGGAGCCCAGGGCAGGGACATCAGCGGGGAATGCCCGGGACGCTGGCTGTCGCTGACCAACCCGGAAGGCCACAGGTGGGCGTCTTACGGCGTCTTCCGCGCTGGCGGGCACTCGGGGGCCACTCTCGTGTGCGAGGGACCCGGAGACGCCCTCACGGCCGTTGGCGCGGGCTTTGACGCAGTCGCCGTGCGGGGTGCCGCTCTCGCTGCTTCGCCGGAACTGATTGCGGAACTGGCCGAGGGCCTGCGCGGTCAGCGCGTGGTCGTCGCTGGCGACAACGACAGCGCCGGGCAGGCGTTCAACCAGCGCCTGGCGCAGGGCCTCGCGGCGCATGGCGTGGAGGTCTGCGCGCTGGCTCTACCGGACGGGGTCGGGGATCTCAGCGATTGGTTCGCGAGCTTGCGCACGGCATTCGCGGAGGTACTACACGAAGCTGTGGAGGCTGCAATGCCCCTGAGCGCCAGCGCCGCTGATGTGGCGCCCGCTGAGATTGACGACGTCGAGTGGAAAGGACAGCTCCGGCCGTCGCTGACGCGCGACTCGGACACCAAGCTCGTCCCTCACGTCAACTACGCCTCGTTGGTGCGTCGCGTCGCTGGCGATGTGCTCATGAACGTCAGGGGCGTTGGCTGGTACACGTGGGACGGTCGTCGGTGGCGGGCAGGGGCCGACAATGAGGCGGCGTACGCGGCGCTGACCGACACGGCCAACGCGCTGGCTCAGCGGGAAGGGTCCGACGAGGCGCAATCTGTACTTCTCAACAGCCAGCATCGCCGCTACATCGTGGAGGAACTCGGCCGACTGCCCGAGGTTCAGGTAGAGCCGGACGACATCGAGCCGCACCGCCATCTGCTGAATTTCCAGAATGGCACGGTGGATTTGCGCGACGGCTCGCTGCGACCGCACGACCCTGCCGACCGGATCACGCACGTGGCGAACGTGGATTACGTGCCTTCGGCTCGTTCGCCCCGCTGGGACCAGTTCCTAGACGAAATCTTCCCGGGGGAACCCGAGCTTCAGGCGTATTACCAGCGTTTCCTCGGAATGGGCATCAGCGGCGAGACGCGGGATCACAAGCTCGGTGTGTGGTACGGGTCACACGGCCGCAACGGGAAGGGAGCCACTATCCGCACCTTGAAAGCTGCTTTCGGCACGGAGTTGGTAGCGGATAAGTTCATGGCGCCGATTGAGAACATCCGCGACGGCTCGAACCCCGAGCAGCTTCAGGCGCAGTTGTTCTCCGCGCGGCTCGTGTTCTTTCAGGAAGGGACACCCGACGCGCCGATCAAGACGGCGTTGTTGAAGGCATGGTCCGGCGGGGACAGCGTAGATGCGCGGCGGCTTTACAGCATGCCGTTTACCTACACGCCGCGCTTCAACGTGGTGCTGGCCACGAACAACTTGCCCCAATTCAACACGGGCGGCGAAGCGCTGTGGGCACGTACGCAGGCGTTGCTCTTTGGTCAGTCCTTCGCTGGGCGGGAGGATCCCGAATTGGAGCCGACCGTGCAGGGGCCAGAGGCCGAAGGCGTAGCCGCGTGGGTCGTGCGCGGCGCGATGGATTACTACGCGAACGGCTTGCAGGCGCCTCAGGCGGTGCTCGCTGCTGTCGAGTGGCATAAGGCGGAGGTCGACCCTATCCGGCAGCTTGTCGGAGAGGTTTTCGAGTACGCCGAAGGCCGCGAGACTATCCGCGCCGATTTCAACCGCGCGCTGAAGGAATGGCGGGATGAGAACGGCGATCGCAGCGGGAAGTACGCCCCGTCAACCGTGAAGCGCGCTCTCATGCAACAGGGCGTAGAGGAGACGCGAAACGCTCGGGGCAAATGGTGCTATCGGGGCATCGCGCTGTGCAGCGAGATGGACAACGCCCCTGCGGGTCCCGGGATATTCGACAGGACGGAGGGCTGAAGTGCGCGAGTTCAGAGGGTCGCTTGGCGGGCGACCGTGGCAAGGGTGGATGCCGGAGCGGCCCGATGAACTCGCGCCGTTCCTGGCGTGGGTGCGGCGACAGCGGGAGCCCGTGGCCGTGGACACCGAGGGCAAAGGGCTCGATATCCTCTCCGGTGACCCGGAGTACATCCGTCTTGTCCAGTTCGGAACGGAGACAGATGCCTGGGTTATTCCTACGGAACTCGGGACACCCTTCCGCGCGGCTGCCCGCGATGCCCTGGAAAGCCTGCCAGCGCTCACAGGCCACAACTGGGGGAATTTCGACGCCCCGGCGCTGGCCTCGTATCTGAGCCTTGATCTCGACATGCTGTGCCGTAAGGCACTAGACACCATGGTGCTGGCTAAGTTGCGCGATCCTCGGGCGAAGTACGAGGGTGGCACTGGCGCGAAGCTGAAAGAACTCAGCGCCGTTTTCATCGATCCGTCAGCGCCGGACACACAGGAAGATCTCACGGCCGTGTTCCGGTCGCTGGGCCTTACGAAGGCGACGGGGTGGGCTGGGATCGATCTGTTTCACCCCGTGTACACCGAGTACGCCGCGTTGGATGTCATCCTGACCTCTCGGCTCCGGCCCGTGCTCCTCGCTGAGCTTGAGCGCGTTTCGATGAGGCAGGCGCTGGTTGATTACGAACACGAGATCAGCCGCATTTGCGCGCACATGCAGTTCACGGGCATGGTGCTTGACCGGGAATACACAGAGGAGCTCTCCCGAGAGCTGCTCTTCCAAGCGGACAAGCACGCCATGATCGGCCAAAGCTACGGCGTTACGAACGTCAATGCCCCCGCGCAGTTGCGCGAGGCGTTCCTGGGTATGGGCGAGGCGTGGACGGAGCGCACAGACGGCGGAGAGCTGTCGGTCGGTAAGGCGGTGCTGCATCGCTTCGCAGATTTGGATTTCCAAACCGGCGAGCGGCTGGGGCTTCGCCCGCCCAACCCGCTGGCGGAAGCGGTCATCAAGTCGAAGCGCGCGGGCAAGTGGCGCTCAGCGTACGCTGAGACGTTTCTAGCGACGGCCGACAGGAACGGCCGCGTACACCCCAGCATCAACACGCTCCAGGCACGCACGGGCCGCATGTCCATCACGCGCCCGGCGCTTCAGACTCTGCCCAAGGGCGAATGGATGATCCGGCGTGCGCTCCTCGCTGATGAGGGGCACGTCATGATCTCCTGTGACTTCGCATCCGTTGAGATGCGTGTCATTGCGGCCCTGGCAGGAGTGAGGCGTATGAAGACAGCAATTCGTGAGGGCCGTGACCTGAACGACTTCACGGCTGAACTTGTGTACGGTCCGAAGTTCACGAAGGGACAGAGGCAGATATGTAAGGGAGTTGGGTACGGCACAATCTACGGCGGGGGGGCGGCAACTATCGCTCGCCAGACTGGGGCCCCGCTAGAGCAAGTGCAAGAGGCGCAGGCTAAGTACCATCGTGCGTACCCGGAGCTTCGTCGTGCTGCTCGGCAATGGCAGAGGGAAGCGCGGGCAACCGGCATGGTGCACTTGAGTATCACAGGCAGACGGCTCCCACTTGACAGAGACAGGCTGTACGCCGTGACCAACTTCGCGACTCAGTCAACGGCGCGTGATGTCCTCGGGCAGTCCCTGATCAACATGGACGACGCCGGGCTACTGCCGTACCTGAGGCTGCCCGTACACGACGAAATCTTGGCCAGCGCGCCGAAAGAGTCAGCGGAGGAGATAGCCCGGGAGATAGAAAAGTGCATGAATTGGGAGCTGTCTGGGGTCCCGATTGAGGCAGAAGCAGAAATAGGCGGACGTTCGTGGGGTTCGCTGCTTGGGGCTGACTACTAATGACGAAGGGTTGCGCCATATGTGGCGAGCCAGCGAATCGGAACGGTAAGTGCACGGGCTGTCAGCGCGAGTACATGCGGCAGTACCGAGCCAGCAAACAGGGAGGGGAGCGTAGCAGGGCGGCCGGTCGGGCGGCGTACGCGCGCAAGCAAGCGTCGGACCCCGGGCATCAAGCGCGCGCCACGGCGAAGTGGAGGGCTGAAAATCCGGAAGTGCACGCGGCGCAGTCACGTGCGTACGTGGCGCGTCGTCGGGCCCGATTGGCGGGTGCGCAGGCGCAGCCCTTCACGCAAGCCGATCTCTTCGCGTACTGGGATGACATTGGCGCGTACGCCTGCGTGTACTGCGGGGCACCGTGGGAGCACGCAGACCACGAACACCCGCTGTGCCTGGGAGGCGCGCATGCGCTGTGGAACCTGGTACCGGCGTGCGCCCCCTGCAACAGGTCTAAGGGTGGCCGGTCGCTGGACAACTGGCTGCCTGGGCATTTCGCGCGGAGGCGAGGCGCCTCAGAGTGAGCAGCTACACACGCGGAGCACCTGCTAAATTTAGCAGGTGCTCCGTACTGCTTGGTACTGATCTTCACAACTCCCGGAGTATGCGCTTTCAGCTCCTACCCTGGGATGAGCTTGCGTAACGTCTCGGCAACAAGCCCCACTCTGACGGTCCGACAGGCATCTAACTGGCCAGGGAGGGCACATACTTGGCACAGCCCTTCACGGGGCCTCCACAAACCGCCGCGCGGGGTGGGGACTCAGCGGGCAATCGACTCTCTCACTCTCGGGTGAGAGCATCCGACAGGGGAGAGGCACACCGTGACCGACACACTGACCTTCGACCAGATCACCGCCGCGCAGGCCAACGACCTTGACGCTACGGCGGCCGTCATCGCAGCCACCGAGACGCGGGTCACCAAGCTCGCGGAGCGCGCGGCGCGGCGCATGTGCGGGCACAGTGAGGGTGGAACGTCGTCGTATGGCAAGGGGGATCGCTTCGCCGAGTTCGTAGAGGAGTTCACCCAAACCGGCCGTATCGCCGTGTGGGAGGCGCTCCCGCGCTTCAAGGGCGAGACCGTTGACTCGTTCTTTGCGTTCATCTACACGACGGTCGATGGCACGCTGATGGACGCTGTGCGCAGCGAGCGGAACGGCGCGGCGGGTGCTGATGCCGACGCGATGAAGATATTTGGCGCCATGCTGGAACTTACCAACGGCGACGTGTACGCGGCGGAGAAGCTGGCGCAGACAGCCCCGCCTACGGGCAAGCGGCTGAGCGCTGACAGGGCGAACGCTGCGCGGCTCGCGTGGCAGGGTACTCAGTCGCTGGACGTACCTCCGCAGACGACACGTGCGACCAGCCCGGGTGGCGCTGTTCGCTTCGTGCAGGCCCTCTCCGAGCTGGTACCCGACGACCTGACAACGGCCGATGACCTGAACTCCGAGGACAGGCGTGCGAAGCACACTCTTGTGCACTCAGTCCTCGACAGCCTGGGCGAGGGGCAACGGAAGGTCATAGAGCATTCGTTCGGCATCCGAGGAGCTGCGAATTTCGGACACGGCGATGGGTGCGACAACGCGGGGATGGCCGCGTTCCTGGGGATTCCGGTCTGCAACCTCCGCCCCGCACGCACCAAGGGCATGAAGAATTTCGCGAAGCGCTGGGTGGCGGCCGTACGGGCGTGGGATGCTCCCCTGGCTGACGCGCTGGAGATCGCAGCCGCGCTGTGCCTCGCGCATGGCGGGCGCAAGTAGGGCGCTGGCGCGTACACAGAACCCCTCGGAGCCTGGCTCCGGGGGGTTTTTCCATGTCCGCAGGGCGCCAGGCAATCGACTCCCTAGAGCCCGGGTGAGGAGACCTACGACCGACAGGAGAGCGGCCATGACCTACCACCTTGGCGACAGCCTGAGCGTGCGCGTCACGCCCACCACCGACGGCAAGACCGAATTCGAAACCTCGCGCGACGGCGAGGCGATCAGCGTTGTGTACCTGCCGGAGACGGAGGCTGACGCGCTCCGCTCCAAGCTGGAGGAGACAACCCGATGAGCGCGAGAGACGATCTTTTCGAATCAATGATGCCCTGGCACCGCAATTACTGGGAGCGCGGTGAAGAGGAGAACGTTAACAGTCTTCTGGACGCCTACCGCGCCGAGGTTCTGCGCGAAGCGGCTGACGTGGCAGACAGGCTTGCACTGGAGTTCCGCGATGTTGACGACGTCGGCATATGGCCGGAGGAGTGGTCATCGCGCGACGTCCGGGACGCTGTCCAAACAGTGGCCGGAGAGTTGCGCCGCACGGCCGAATGGGGTGGGGAGCAGTGAGCGCCCGCGAGACATTCCTGCGGATTGGCGGCCGAGAGGTCACCGTGCGCACCGAAACCGGCGGGAAGATTCGCACGGTGAAGCAGCTCGAAGCGGCGCACACGAAGGCCGTCAAGGACACCATTGCGGAGCTGCGCCTGCGGCAAGCGGAAGAGTGTCACCAGTACACCGAGCCCGACGAGACGGGCGAGCGCGACCGCTGGTATCGGTACTTCACGAACGGCAAACTCGGGCCGTTGCCCCGCGCGGAGTCTGAGCGCTGCGAAGAGATGATCGCTGGGTCCGTCGCCAAGCAGCGCAGGGAAGCTCGGGCGGCGTACGAAAAGGCCCGGAAGAACGTCAGGGTGACGGCGCACACGTTCAGCGATGTGCGCGACCTGCGAAAGCCGCACCCGCCCGTGAAGTACACGTACCCGGAAGTCGTCGAGAGAGTGCAGCACTTGATGGAGGAATCATGAGCGCGCGAGACGATCTGGCCTACGCGGCTGGGGCACTTACCCCGGCGCGTCGTGTCGCTGAATTGCTTGACGCCTACCGCGCCGAGGTTCTGCGCGAAGCGGCTGACGCGGCAGACACGATTGCAGAGAGCCTCAAAGCGAAATCTCCGCGCCACTACTCGCAGCGGGAGTGTGCCACCTACGTTCGGACCGTTGGTTCGGCGATACGCCGCATGGCCGAAGGGGGCGACGCCCGATGAGCGCCGATGGTCTGTGCGAGGCTATCGCGCGGGCGATCGCGGACAACACGGGGCTTGCGAGGCTTGCCGAGCACGCCGCCGACGCCGTCATGGCCGTGGTCGCTCCGCGCCTAGAAGCGGCAGCAGCGTACGCGCGGAAGGTCGAAGGCGACGCAATCGATCTAGCTGAGAGGCTGGACGAATCGGCGGAGCGAGCGCGTATGGAGCGCGAGCGGGCAGAGCGCGCAGAAAAGCGCCTCGCGTACTGGATTGGGCGCGCCGACGAGTATCAGCGGATGTACCACGAATTGACAGGGGGCGACGCCCGATGAGCGACATTCACCGCCTGCCGCTGGTACCTCACGACATCCCCATAAGCCCCGTGCGCGTCTTCAAGGATGGCCCGGTTTGGCGAATGGGGCACCCGGGCTGTGCGTTCTACAAGCAGAATCACGCGATTGGGTGGGCATCCCCAGTCGGTTGCGGCAGCTTCGCTGAGGCGTTGCGGCTTGCCAGGCTGCACATAAAGGCTCACGGAGGGGACGAGAGATGAGCGCGAGAGACGACCTGTTTCATGCTGTGCTCGCATACATCGATAGGGCTGGCTACGTCGTCAATGAGGCGGACCATCAATGGGCCGACGAACGGATAGACGCCTTCGCACACGAGCTGGCGGAGAAGATTCGGCACACCTCGTTGCCCGAATGCAAGGATGACTACTCCTACTTCAGGGAGAACGGTGCGGATTGGGCAGCCAACCTGATTGACCCGGAGGTGACAGCGTGAGCGCGCGCGAATACCGAATCCTCGTCACAGGCTCCCGCAATTGGTGGAGCGTGGACGTGATCCGAAACGCACTGTGGACGGCGTACGGCGACCGTCCCCCGGGCACCGACCCCGTCATTGTGCACGGCGCCTGCCCTTCGGGGGCCGACTCAATCGCAAGTGGCTGGGCACGGTCCAACGGAGTGAAGACCGAGCCGCACCCCGCCGACTGGCACAAGTACGGCAAGGCGGCAGGCCCCAGGCGCAATCGGGAGATGGTTGCCCTTGGCGCTGATATCTGCCTGGCGTTCATTCGAGCCGAGAGCCGGGGCGCCAGCATGACCGCGCGTATGGCGGAGGACGCGGGGATCAGGACCGTTCGGTTCGTGGAGGACTGATGGAACAGCTCGATATCGACGACGACGACCTGCCCGTGATGGAGGCCATTGCCGACAGGGCCGACGTGTACCGTACGGCGATCGCGCTGCTCGCGCTCCGCGAGTGGGACGAAGGGCCTGTGCCTGAGGATGCGCTCCGCCTTACACTGTGGTTGGCGGGCGAAGACGTCTGAGGTTTACGTTCGGGGCAACGACGTACAGAAGGGGAAGCGATGGACTGGCACATGATCGGCAATCTGATGGTGGCGTTCGGCGCAGCGGGGGCTATCGGCATCATGGGCCTCTGGGTAGGTGCGGCCGAGCGGCGCGAGCGTGCGGCGCAGGCCGAAGCGGCCCGGTTGCGTGCGATCTTGCTCAACCTGCGGGAGGACTGACCTGCGGCGATACGGGTAGCACCTGCTAAATTTAGCAGGTGCTCCGCAGGGGCTTGTACGCGGCATGCGGGGTGTCCTATGGTGGAGTCCTCGCGCAGGGGAGACGGTAGCCAACCCGGGGAACCTAGCTGACGGTCTTTCAGAACTGAACAGTGGACAGCCGAGACAGAGCGACACCTAGTCGCTTGCTTCGCGGACAGGCCGAACAGCCCGCGAGGCGTACGACGACGCCGTGATGCGCTACTGCGGGGTTCCGCTGACGGAGCTGGCGCCGGGGGACGTAATCGAAGAAAACGGCCGCTGGGTCACGGTAAAGAGCGTGCAGCCGCGCGAGCACGACGACGAACTGTGGGTGTTGGCTACCAGCGGGAAGGGCGTCGCAGCCCGGCCCGGTACGATCTTCAAGCTGTACCGGCCGGAACTGCTGAACGAAATCCGCGCAGACATCGCGCGCATCTACGCGGGCGCGACGCTGGCTGAGTGACCCTGCCGGGCCTGCACGGCTCAGCGTGACGGCACCCGCCGCTACGCTGGGCCACCTGGCTCTAGAGGAGAGGAGAGGGGCCATGGAAGGCGATATCGAGAGGGCGGTCAGGGTGCGTCGCCAGGCCGCTAAGCAAAGCATCAAGGTCGGGGCTACCTACCGGCACACTCGGGGCGGTAGAGACGTCGTTGTCGTGGACTTCAACGCGACTAACGGTCTCGTTCAGTGGCAGAGCTTGGATGGCCCTGGTCTTGCCGACAGGTTCCGGCAGTTGGACTGCGAGGATTTCCTGACAGCGTACGAGCTTAAGGAGAGGGAGAATGGCTGAGCGCGTGATGGGTGAGGGATTCGCCCGAGATCTACTGCGTGATGTGGAGCTGGTGAAGAACGCCCTGCGGGAGTGGAGGGATGAACACCCGAACGTCGTCCACTACCAGGTAGAGGAAGCCTGGCAGGGCCTTGAGGCGGCCGAAAGGGCGCTTGAGTACCTGGAGCGGGGCGAGCACTACCCCGAGTGGCTCACGGCCATGGCGCAATTCCGGGACAGCCACCGAGCCTGAAGAACTAAGCCCAGCCCCCGGACGGTCAAGCCGTATGCGCGTCATAGCGCGCCGGGGGCGCTTACGCGTCTTGAGAGGAGACACACCATGAGAAGCGTCCTCCGCTTCTGCGACCGATTCGCTATGACGGTGCTACTCGAATTCGGGTTAGCACTGATTCTGTTCGTAGCCTAAACAGAGAGGAGACAGGCCGTGCGCGCTCACCTTCGGCGTATCGACGCCGTTTTCATTCAGGCCGTGATCGCTGCGGCCTTGTCCTTCAGCCACATTCACGATCTCGCCGTGCGTTCCGGGCAGGGTGACTTGCAGGCGTGGGCCTACCCCATTTCGGTTGACCTGCTTATCGTCGCCGCGTGGGTACGCATCAGGCAGGGGCGCGCGCGCTTCGCCGCGTGGTTCTGGTTTGTCGTCGCGATGATCGCGTCCCTGGGGGCAAACCTCGCCACAGCGGGATTGCTGGACGGGCGGGAGGCCCCCGAGTACCTCCGCCTCGTCGTCGCCGGTTGGCCCGCGCTGGCGTTCCTCGGTGGCACGCTGCTTGTGCACGGCAAGAAGCTAGCGCCGGAGCCCCTGAGCGCCCCTGAGCCCGCCCCGGAGCCTGAGCCTAGGGAGTTGGAGCCGGAGACTCCTGAGGAGCCCGTGGAGGCGCACACGGAGCCGCCGGAGCCGGAGCCCGAACCGCCCGCCGACATCGTGACCGTTTCTGAAGCGTCCGTCGCTCTAGGCATCCCAGCGCCTACGATTCGCGGCTGGGCCATGGCCGGGAAGCTGGTGTATCGCGGCGTGCAGGGTCGCGCAAAGCTGGTCGCGCTCTCGGACTGCCGGGCGCTGGCAGCGTAGAAGCTCAGAACATATATGTCGTGACATACGGACAGGGAGGCAAGATCATGAGTACACACCACTACGCGGCCGGGAACATGAAGTACGTCAGCGGCAGGGGGTGGGTGGTGCATTGCAGCCGATGCAGCGCGCCCCAGGGTACGGGCGATCACTGGTTCAACGACGAGTTCTACGAGGTCAAGACGGCGAGGAGGCGGCGCGAGTTGGGGCAAATCCGCCTCAACTTGACCCCAGGGGAGAAAAGCTAAGAAACCTACGCGTAGCGTCTTGACCCAGGCATGCCGCTCCTAGATACTGGAATCAGTCGGGCAGGGACAAGAGGAAGAAGGAAGACCATGAGCCGAGTCGTTGAGGTCAAGGGCAAGAGCTACATTGTCGGCCAGGTCGTCCCCGCCCAGGAAGAGGACAACTTCTACTGCGCTGCCCCCGCCCAGGTCAGCTACTGGGGCACCAAGGACGGCAAGCAGTACGGGCCGGTCCGTACCGCGACCGAGACGGCCAAGCCGGGGTCGGTCGCCAAGGCGGTATGGGACGCGGCGAACCCCAGCTGACGCTACTGAAGAAGCCCCCGGGAAACCGGGGGCTTTTTCATGCCCTCTTGAGGTGTCCGAATGTCATGACATATGTATTCTGCGCTCGCACCTTCACAGCTTTGTCACGGCCAGCGGATTTCGGACACGAGATCTCCTAGGCGCCCAGTACCGGCCATACGCTATCCGCGTAGATCTAGCGCCTGGGAAGGGGCCATGAACCTGTCAAACTACACCGTGCGGCTATGGGTGACCGTACCCGAAGCACTCGTTCCCGCTGGCTGGGCCTGGGGACCACTGGAGCGTTACTGCCCAGCGGCAAGTGAGTATGTCAACTCAGATGGAGAGCTTCGCGCCGTACTGCGCACCTACGGCCGTGTACTGGCGCGGCTGATTCTGCCCGCTGAGGGTGACCGCTTCGCCGTCTCGGCACGCACCCTGTCCGGCGTACTGGTCGGTCGCGACCAGTGGCTGTGGGACGACCTCCAGGGGGCCTACGTAGCTCACGGGGAGCCCTTCAGCGTATGGGGTGCCCGAGGGTTCGCCAAGGCCGCGTAAGGGCCCCAGGCGCGCGGGTAGTCTCCATGTATGAAGTGGAGAGCGCGAGATGGCGAAGCGTCAGGAACCCGGGACGAGGTAGCCGACGAGCTGCGGAACGCGGCAGCGGGCTGGGCGCAAAGAGGGCACGACCATCTCTCAGATGAGGCCGAGGAAGCGCTAGAAGCGATCCGAAACGGTGCGGATGAGGCCCGTGTGGGACGCACGGTGTTCCGTGTTGACGGTTCGGGTGACAGCGGGTCTGCACAGCGTTAGTCTGCCCGGATAGCGTCTGACACATGATCAGGCGCGGATAGGACAACTCAATGACCCAAGCGGACAACACACGACAGCCAGTCGTGGGGTTGGGAAGGTCGCTTGACTCCGGCGCCAGCGAGCCCGGGGCAGCGGCTTCTCCCACCCCAAGACAAGAGGCCGCGCAGGCCCTGAAGGAACTGAAAGCCGCGCTCAGCGCGCTAGGCATCAAATTGCCCTCGCTGGATATCGACCCCCTGTCTGCGCGAAGCGCCGAGCTAGGGAGCGGGCTTTTCCCGCGCCCGCTCATCGAACTAGGCCGATGCAATATCGACGTCGCCCGCGCGCTGGCGCAGGCCCTCCGGCGGAGCGTCGCCGATGAGGACTGACGAGAGGCTAGTCGGCAAGACGCTGATGGATACCGCCTGCGGGAAGGTGGGGGAAGTGGTGGACATCTCCGGTCAGTACGTGCTCCTGGTCCCTCCGGGTGGCGGAGCCCCATGGCCCGCACACCCCTACGTGCTCCGGGAGCTGACTGATCAAGAGGCCAGCGCGCCCACACCAGCGGCGTAACGGCGCGACGAAACAGGCCCCGTCCGGGTTGGCTACCGGGCGGGGCTTTCGTTTGCCCTGGCCAGGGGCGCATGGGGGAGTGTGCAACGCGCATCAGCCAGTTGGACACTTCACAATGCGGCGCTGACGTGGAACGATGCCCCGATGGACCAGGACCCGAGCACCCTCATAGACCTCGTATGCCGCAAGAGCCAGGCCGTCAAGAGCAAGACGGGCCGTCGGGAGATCTCCATCAGCGCGCAGGAGTCGCGAGGCAGGCGCACGGCCGCTCAGTTGGGGCTGACTGTGCGTCATGTCTGGCGCGAGGTAGGGAGCGCGAGCCGCTTCCGCAAGAGCAAGAAAACGGCGAAGCAGGATCTAGCGCTGCAAGCCCTCGAAAGAGGCGAGGTAGGCGCCGTGTGGGTGTTCCGACTCGACCGCTGGACGCGCAGAGGCGCCGGAGCGATTCTGTCCATTGTCGAACCCGCTGACGGGCGGCCCAGGCGCCTACTAGTGGACAACGGCGACCCCGACAACCCCGGCGTAGGACTCGACAGCGCGAACCCGCGAGACAGGAGCGAGCTAATCCGCCGCGCGGAGGAAGCCCGGGAAGAAACCGAAATTCTCAGTGAGCGGATTCTCAACACGAAGATGTTTCAGCGCGAAAACGGCGAATGGCTAAACGGGGTTTGCCCCTACGGACTACGCATAGTAACAGTCAGCACCGAGGACGAAGACGGCGAGGAGATCGAAGAACGAAAGCTCATGCGCGACTCCGAGACATCAGCGGGAATCCCGGGTGAGCCGGACGTAACCAAACTCGACATCGCGCGCGAAGTGGTCTACGACCTGCCCATGGCCGGGGTGTCGAAGCGCGAGATTGCCCGACTGATGAACGCGCGCGGCGTACCGTCGCCGACGGGTATTCAGTGGGCCTTCAGCACCGTGGCCAGCATGATTGGGAATCCGGCGTACGCCGGGTGGCAGATCACAGGGCGTGAGGGCGGAAAATCCATGCGAATGCTGTACCGGAATTCGGCGGGGGAAAAGGTATCGGTCATGGTCGGCCCCGCTGTCATCAGCGACGAGGAGTGGAAAGCCGCGCAGGCTGCCTCGCGCGGGTACGGCCCGCCCGCCGATAAGGAGTCATGGCGGGCAAAACACCTACTTACCGACCTGTTGCGCTGCGCGGGGTGCGGCGGGTCAATGCCCTACAGCGCGCGCGGATACCGATGCTGGCGCCCCGGGGCGGGTGTCACGTGCCCCAGCCCGGCGTTCGTGGCGGCGCACAGCAGCGAGGCGTACGTGTATCAGTGTTGGTCCGATCGGCTCGCGTCAGCGGACCCTGAGGACCCGCTATTGGCCGTCGTCGCAGACCGTTGGGCGGCCCGTCAAAGCCCCGAGACATCAGAGGACGTAGCGGCTGCCCGCGCGGCGCTGGCGGACGCCGAGACGGTCCTGTCGCGCCTGTGGGCGGATAGGCGCGCCGGGCTGTACGACGGGCCGTCTGAGAGGTTCTTTGCCCCGGCGCTGACTGAGGCCAATGAGGCGGTAACAGCAGCGCAGAAGCGGTTGCGGGAGTCACAGGGGGAGCGCAATACGGACATTAGCTTCCTGCTAGAGACCGTGGATCAGCGGGAAGCGTGGGATCACGCAGATCTGCCACTGAAGCGGGATCTTCTACGGCTGGCAATTCGGCGAATCATGGTGTCGAAGGCCCGGGGGCGCGGCGTGCGATTCAACGGAGACGAGCGGCTTACGATTGAATGGGTGGATGAGGGATAACAGTGTGGTAACGAATCCTTTGTACGAGATAAGCGCGCGGCAGATGATCGGGTCACCCAATGGGCGTGACCGGCGTCACTTAGGTACACCTAAGTCGATTACGGGAAGGTAACGGCGGGGCGATCAGCGGGAGAGGGCCGCCGAAGGCACCCCCTCTGACCTGCATTGACAAAAAAGTGTCAGTCAGGAAAACCCTATACGCGCGCGTGTAAAGGGTTTCTACGGCTGACAGTTTTTTGACAATACGCAGAGTAGTGGTTCGGATACGCTCCTAGTAATGTTCCGGTGCGGGCCCTCTCGCTGTCGGCCGGACGGACGGGCGGCCCCCGAGAAAGCCCCTGAGCGCCTTTCTAAGGGCCTTAGCGTGGGGCTCGGGCGCCCGGTACCAGACAG